CTGTCAAAAGAATCTTCTCTTCTTTCACAAGAAATGGTCTATACTGCACTTTATCTCCACTAGACGGCAATTTCAGTGCGTAAATTGGCGTATTTTTTTGTGGTAAAGCCATAATATTATCTCCTATTAAAAATCATTATGTTGTCAATTATTATCGTCCGATGCCATCTCTTCTAGACAGGACTGTTCCGTCTGGCTTATCAGAAGTATCAGCCCACCAACCTTCTGGTTTAACGTGGAACCAATCTCTAAAGGACCAAGTAACATTAAAAGTAGCGATTTCTCCTGCTTCGCCCCAAGCCATTTCAACAGGTCCTACATTTGTTGGATATGCCTCGTGCAAGTAAATTGTAGCAACAGCGCCACCTTGTCTATCAAGAGGAATAATACTAACTGAACTAACATACTCCTCGTAATAAGATAGTGTATACAGTTGTCTATTCTTACCTACTGTAGTGCCTGTGCCTTCTTTAACGTGTCCCATAATACCTGATACCCAACCATCAAAGAACTTATGTTCTCTCCAATCTTCACTCAGCATAAATGTCATAGACACCGTGTCCACAATCATATCATTTGCTACTTTAAATACAGGACCGAAGCGTTTAGCATCAATTGTTCCTATAGACTTACCAGGAACTGATACTGATTTAGCCATATATGAGAGTCCTTTTGTATCGCCCTCATCACCCATATTATAAAATTTGCCAAAGAAACCTGTCCCATTCGTAGCAGAACCGGGGGCAGGAAGACCTATTTCTATTGAATAGAGATTTGGCCTTTGAAAATCTGTTTCTCTGCCTGCTTGTAATAGTAGATTAAAGTCTGATATTTGCATAGTTATTTCTTCCAAACAGCCTTAGCAGATGCACCCACAAATCTCTGATATGGTAGAAATATAACATTCTCCCACTCATTTGGTGGTGCTTCTAATAGACTTGTTCTTACGTGTCCATATAAGTATTTATGTATCATCTTGTCAGCCCCCTTGATATTTTTGACTGCATCCCAACTAACATTAAATCTTGCTTTGTCTGTCATATCTTCTGGCTCACCCTTTTGGGTAGCGAATTTCATTATTTTTGCGAAGAATTTTGCTCGGTCAATAGGTGATACATAATGAAAATTGAGTCCAAGAAAGCCATCTTTGTATACATCTAAGACAATAATGAGGGGAAACTTGTCCCAATAAGGGAGGATTGCTTTGAGTTTAGCATCATAGCCGAACGTATACATTTTTCCAGGCGCAAGGGCCGTTTTCTTTTTGAACCCCTTTGCAGAATCACCGACTTTTTTCTTGAACCACGCTACTGACTTCTTAGCCTGTTTTGACTTTGAAACTCTTTTGCCACTCTCAGACGAAGTTAACTCGGCAGCGATACCCCTGCGTGCCATCTGTCCAGCCTTGCCAGACTTGCCCACTTTAGCCCACTGGGCTCCGAGCCATCGATATTGATTTCCATCACTCGCAGTTTTTGTGGTTCCCTTTGCGATTGATACTAATTTTTTTGCTATTTTCAGTGCGGCCATATTATCTTACCAGGTGGTCCTCTGTAAGTAGTTTAAATTGCCATTTTCTATCATTACAGAATTCTCGTGCGACTTCCCACTTTGCTTCATTGATTTTCCAAGTCTTTAATTCTCTCATATAGCGATATTTACTTCTCGCAGTCTTTGGTTTTTTCGGCTCCATACACTGGGCTTTTGGCTTTACCTCTATTATCATATTGTTAATCTTACCTGTTTTCTCGTCTTGTACTTCAATCCAGAAATCAGGAAAATACCTATGCACCTTCCCGTCAAATGGGCTTCGATACGGAATCACCAACTCTTCACTATTCCATCTAATTACTTTGGAATTTGTGTCCGCGTACACCATAAAACGTCTTTCCCAAGAGGAACGATACACTACATTGTCAACTGCACCAACATATTTTTCACGATTACGAACTTTGTATTTACCTTTATATGCCATCTCAGACTATTTATATAAATAGTTGAAGAGCCTATTAGAGTCAATACAACGGAGGAATTAAGATGAGTGCATTAAAGGGTGCAGTAAGCCTTATTAAAGGTAGTAAATATCGTTCTGCGGCAGTCGGAGGGACTGCGGCCCTCGGTCTTGCTGTGGGCTTAGATTTAAAATTCAATCGATTTGCTCAAGATACTTCTCAGACCACACCAGGTGGTACAATCTCAAAGCAGACAGGCGCACCCAAAGTTTTCAAATTTCCCCTAGAAGAGATATCAGCCGGAGATTTCTGGACAAAAATGACCGTTCTGTCTTGGGTACCAATAAAAAAATCAGATGACTCATTCGATGGCCAAACTCATCATTTAAACAAATATCTTATATCGAATATTTGGTTACCTATGCCGTTGACTCTTGGCACAGCATATAATCAACGCTTTAGTGAAGTAGAAGATATGATGGTAAATAGAGGAGTGAATGAAGAAGGAGAAGGTGGTTGGAATAGTTTTATTCAAGGATTACAGAATGTACGCACTGGTGCAGGAAACACTGCAATGGGGCTGGCGAATGAAACAAATAAATTATTGTCGGCTGTGACTGCATTAAATGTTAGTGCAAAAATGGGTATGGGGTCTGTAGTCAATCAGCATATGGGATTACTTTATGATGGTGCATCCCTTAGGTCACATTCTTTCTCTTGGAGAATGACTCCAAAGAATAGAAATGAACAAAAACATATTCAGCAAATTATAACGGCTCTTAAAGGTTATGCTTCTCCTGCTGTTAAAGGTATTGCCGGTGGCGCACAAGATGTTAATCACTCAACTTCAGCACCTGTGGCTGAACAAGTAACAGCCGAGGCGCAAATGGACCCTGCAATCACTGGCACTAACGCTGGGATAAACGGAGACACTTTAAAAAATATTGGACGATTAGGAATACCACCTACTATCAGCGTAGAATTCTGGTATAAAGGGCAACGTAACCCTCATCTCTTTCAAGTCAAAGACTCATTTATTCAGTCTCTCGAAGTAAATTATACTCCAACTGGAACGTGGAATGCTTATGAAGATGGTGCACCAATTGAAACTCAGTTAACATTGAATCTAAAAGAAAATTCAGTTGTTACTCAAAACGAAGTTACACACGGAGGACTATAATGGCTAAATATACGCATATGCTTCCCAAGTTAATGTATAATGGTGTTTCAATCTCTGATATTACCCATAGAATAGACCTTCTAAAATCTGTTAGAAAATATGAAGGGCTTTATTATTCAGCATTGATTGAAGAAACTATGACACCAGAAAGATTGGCTGAAGAAGTTTATGGTGACCAAGATTTGTGGTGGGTTATATGTGTTATTAATAAAGTCATTGACCCATTTTATGACTGGGTAAAAAGAGAGACAGAAGTCCACGCCTATGTTGATATGGCATATGACGATAGATATGGCATTCATCACTGGGAAGATACTACTTATGAACATTATGACGAAGATAGTCCTGAAAATGATAGAGTACCAATTACTAATCTTGCTTGGGAACTACATAAAAATGATGAAAAAAGACAAATAATGTTGTTGAAGCCTAAACATATTCCAAGAGTAGAGGCAGAATTTGCAGAGTGGATGAGACAGACGAAAACTCAAATACAGGAGTAATACATTATGCCTTTGCCGCAACAGTTTGAAACTCTTGACCCGAGAACTACTTCGGAATGGAGTGTAAACTTCTCTAATTATAAAGGTAAATCTGGAGAGTTGAGTGGTATTATCACTCAGTTGTCTATATTTGAATCGATATACAATAATTGTATGTTCGGTGTTATAAAAGTGGGCGATGGTACAGGGTTTGTAGAGGCGAATGGTATAGTTGGTTCTGGCGCAGAAACAGTACACTTTGATATATTTACTGGAAACACAAAAGGCCCCAAAAGTGCGAATCTAGAAAAAGAATTTTACGTTAATAGCATCGCCAACGGTATCCACAACCCAAAGTTTACTGAATATGATATAGGAATAGTATCTAAGTATGTTTTTATAAACAACAAAAAGAAAATCAGTCGGTCATTCACGAAAATGACGGCATCTGAAATAGTAGATTATGTCGGTGTCAATATTTTGGAGTTTGGCAGTCACGGTATTTGGACTGATTTAAAAACAACCAAAACTCTACACGAGAAGAATATGGTTGTTCCAGATTGGAATCCCTTCCAGTTAATAAATTTTCTTGCCAAGAACAGTGTCTCCGAAGATGGAGCATCAGACTTTCTATTCTTTGAGAATAATGACGGATTTAAATTCACGACCATTGATGAATTAAAGAATGGCCCCTCCAAAAGAAACTATCATTTGAAGAATATGCCGATGCCGGTTGCTCACAGTCGGTCAGGAATAACAGTAGATGATGCTATGATGGAAAATTATATGGAAAAATCACGCTTTGATATTTCTACTGGACAAGTGAATGGTCAATATGCGAGTTCTATATTAACTCATAATATATTAGAAAAGAAACTAGAGACATTTGAAATAGAATATGATGAGAAAAAGCATAAGATTAATGCAGAAGGAATTGGTCTTAATGGACCACCTGGTATGCCATTTGCCGACTTTAATATAAAGCAAAATATGGGGTTTATGAGTTCTAATTACTTGTATGATATTCACGATAAGGGAGAAAATAGTCATTATCCTTGGTATGCTATGAAGAGAGCCGAATTGACTAAGAATGTTATTCAGTTTGATGTTCCTGGAGACTCAAATCTTTTTGCGGGTGATGTCGTAAATTTGCAAATTCCAACTCATCTACCTAACCACAAAGAACCGTACGACCAATATTTAACAGGAAAATGGTTAGTGACTGCAATACATCATAAAATTAATAATTGGGGATATGTAATGACATTAGAATGTATGAAAGATGGGTTCTATGGTGACCCAGATATAGTAATACCAGCGAGAGGATAAGATAATGCAATTTATGGGATTTGATGGATTTATTTGGTTTACGGGTGTCGTAGAAGATAGACGAGACCCTATGAAACTAGGACGTATGAAAGTTAGAATTGCTGGCATACACACAGAATTAAAAGAACAAGGGCTTGAAGAAGGTATTCCTACAGAAGATTTGCCTTGGGCACATCCGATGGCACCTATTACTTCAGCATCGATGAATGGAATCGGAACAACTCCTCTTGGGCCTGTTGAAGGCACTTGGGTAATAGGATTCTTTAGAGATGGTGAGAACTGTCAAGAGCCTATTGTGATGGGAACGATTGGTGGTTATCCTTTAGAAGCACCGAAACCTGCAGGCTTTAATGACCCAAATAAAGTTTATCCAAAAGAAACTCATTTAGTTGAGCCAGATACATATAGACGAGCAAGACGAACATTTAAAGAACCAGTAGAGGCAGAAGAATTCGATTCTAAAATGACACCACTCGATACAGAGGGTGGGCGTGAAGAAGATAAAGAAGTAATTATTGCTCTCGAAGAAACGAAATGGGATGAACCTGAGAATCCATTTGATGCGGCATATCCATTCAATCACACTAGAGTAAGCGAAAGTGGTCACGTAGAAGAATGGGACGACACAGTAGACCACGAAAGACTTATGAAATGGCACAAAACTGGTACGTTTGAAGAGATTCGAGAGACTGGAACAAAAGTTACAAAGATACAACGAGACAACTATAAAATCACATTAGGAGATGATTTTGTACACGTTAAGCCGAATGTAAATGGACTTGAGGGTGTTGGTGACGGTGGTAATATGTACATAACAGTTGATGGCAATGCTCATCTCAAAGTAGGCGGTGATTATAAGATGGAAGTTACAGGAAATTGGATAGTACAAGTAGGTAAAGATTGGACAGTAGATGTATTAGGAAATACACAAATTTCTACTGCCGGAACTAAACTTGACCAATCAGGTTCAGTACACACAATTAAAGGAAGTGTTATACACTTAAATCCATAATGTTTGAACCAAACGAAAATATGACACCGCAGATAACCGAAGATATTAAAGGTAGAACTGCAATCATCATTGATAATTTTTACAAGAATCCAGATGAAGTGCGGGAACTTGCACTGTCTTTAGAAGATGATGATTCGTCTGATTTGGTGAATGGATTCCCTGGAGTAAGAGGCTTTTATGAGACATCCGAAGTAAAAGAAAAATTATATGATGTATATTTTCATCTATGTACCAAATACTTTCCAACCTTTGATGAAAAAGAGTTTGAGAATAATTGGGGCAAAGCAGGCTTTTTAGTGAATGTTTTAAATGAAGAGACTTTAAAGGCGAATCCGATAGGCATAATACCTCATCAAGATTGGTGGATGAGTGACCCAGAAGCCTCATCTTTTCAATTTGGAAGTGTGATTTATTTAAACACTCCACAAGAGTGTGCAGGCGGAACAAATTTGTATAGTCATAATGGCGAGATGAGTATTCCATATGATTTAGAGCCAGAATGGGCTCAACATCTAAACCATATAGAACAAGATATCGAAAAAGTTAAGTACGTTAAATCTAAAGTAGATGGAAACAACCCATATACTTGTGAATTTGAGGCCAAAATGGTATATAATAGAATGGTATTATATCAAGCAGATGTTCTTCATAGTCAAAATGTAGACCTTGGTATGTTTCACAATTATAATAGAATAAATCAACCACTTTTTATGTAATTAGGAATAATTAAAATGCCAGAACCAGGAATATCAACATCGACAACAGCAAGTGCTGCCCTTATAGCAGAGCGAGGAACATCATTTTTCTCTGACGTAAACGATGCTCTAACAAGAGTTGGCGGCGAGTTACGGTCGCCTGCGTTTGACCAAGTTGCCAGAATGCAGTCAACCGCAGTGTCACTCCACGTTATGGATAAGATTGACCAAGTTGCTATTCAAACGGCATTCCCTAATGATGCCTCTGAAATATTGGGAGTATTGCAAGAAGTTCAAGACGTATCTGATGCGTTCACACACTGTGGAGACTTTGCTGAAGATGCCTTAAGAGCCGCGTCAACAGATTACATTAAAAATTCAGGCATTCAACAAGCAGGAAGAGAATTATCTGATGCACTAGGTTCAGCAGATGCAATGATAGATTGTGTGGCAGGATTTGCTACATTATTTGAATCTGCCGGCATAATGGATGATGCACTAAACTTAGGCGATATACCACAAATATCATCTCGACTCGATAACATCATACGTGATTTAACTGACCCAAATAAATTGGCTGATATTCTGGTTAATACCAGTGTCATACAAGGTCTTATATCAGGAATGAATAATATGTGTGGCGATATGATGGGTGCCCTTAATGGTCTGATACAAAAAGATGTTGATGCAATGCAGGCCGCTCTCACTAAATTAGCACAATGGGCCGCATTTGCTAAATTGGCAACGTCTGACCCTTGTGCCCTTGTAAATAATAATCAAATGTTATCTCATATTGCTGAACCAGTGATGGCAGATATCGTTAAATTATACGAACAAGCAACTGGACAATCAGTAACTCCTACAGACCCTATTATCGATTTAGGTGGAATTTTAGGTGGACTAGCAAGTGGTGTACCCACTGTACCGAAGTTCACACAGGCCGCTCAAGAAGGATTAAAGAGTTTGTCAACTGTTGCTGATAGTATTCCTTCTGGCACTGAGATAGCAGAGGTAGGCGAAGAATATACCGCAGATGCGTTAACATATATTCACGGAGTCGGTTGGGTACCAAAAGAAGATGCCGTTAAAACTCTGACAAAAGAAATTAAAGCAGGAGTAAATCGTTTCGCTGATACAAAAGAAACTTTTATTGCTAATGCGGCCGATAAAAAATATGAAGCAGTCGCCCGAGACAAAGAAGCCGTTGCGAAAGTACATAAAGTTGGATGGTGTTCTGGTGGCGTTGATAATAGAAATTTAGAAAGAGGCAGTTCTACAAATAGAAGTCAAGCAGAATGCGGTGAAACTGGCGGTACTTGGAACGAGAGAGAAATGACAGAGAATGAAGTACAAATCGCAGGTTCAATTGAAGCCGCGATGGGCAGTATTGCACCAACTTTATCTGCTGTTTTCGGTAATATTGTAGGCGATGCACCTCCAATGAGTCCCTCTTCTGCTATTGCGGACAGCGGTCTACCAGTAATTGCGACTAAAATTCGAGATGCTATTGCTGACCCCACTAAACTCTTTGGTGCACCTGCAGTAGCATCTAAACCATTAAAGAAATCGCCACCTGCAAAATCATCTCCTGATGCGAATGACCCTGCACCATTTTTACCTCTTGCGTCAGCCAGTTTTGCAGTTGCAGAGGCAATGCCGGGCACAGTAAAGTCTATGGTCGGTGCGGCGATTGCTCAAGCATCTTCTTTAACAGCGGCCGCAGAATATAAATCTAATCTTGGTGGTGACGTATCTGATTATCATCAATCAATGGAAGCAATAGAACACGCAATGAAAACTGGTGATTGGTCAAATGTAGAAACTTGTCGATGTAAGCCAAAACCTGCAGTTGCTTCTTCAAAAGAAGTCGGGTCTTGTGATTTTACTGCTTTGGCATTTCCAGACGGATATAAATTGATTGAACCAAGTTTCTATACAGCGACTTTACAAGCAAAAGTTGATGCGGCACAGGCATCAGGTTCTGGTGAGTATGTGATGGGTGATGACGGGAATATCTATCAATCTGCTGAAGTAGTAGTGATGGCAAAGTATGGAGCAACAAAAGTCGACCCATATCTACCAGGAAAATCAGTTTGCGAACAATATAGTGGCAAATGGATTGAACAACAAGAGAGTTCTACTGGTGCTTCTGGTGGAAGTCGTTCTTATGATATTGACACTGCCAGGTCGAAAACGGTGTGTGAAAACGCAAATGGGGCTTGGGTTTGTGCAAAAGGAACAGAAAGAAGTACATCTGCCAACAAAGCACTCGAATCTTGGGGATTATACACGAATAAAAAGAATGTAAACACAAAATCGAAAGTACCATCAGCGAAGGCATTTGATGCTAAAAAATTACCATCATTGACTTTCAGTGCATTACTAGGGAAGAACGCTTAATATGCCAGCAGTTCATAGATTAACAGATATTTGTACAGGACACGGGTGTTACCCTCCTAGAGAAAATGCTAGTGCTTCTCCTGATGTGTTTGCTAATAGTCTTGCGGCGCATAGAGTAGGAGATGCTTGGCAGCCACACGGATGTCCCGTTTGTGTGCCTCACGGGGCTTCTCAAGCGAGTGGGTCTCCGAATGTGTTTGTGAATAGTAAGCCTTGGTCGAGAATTGGAGATGCAGTTGATTGTGGTTCTTCAAATCAGACTGGTTCTGGTAACGTATTTGCAAATGGTTAAATGCGAGATTACGAACGGTTAGTATAAATATAGTAGACAATAGAGGAAGAATTCGATGCCGGCACCGATTCATACAAAAAGACTTAGAAAGTATAGAGATTTAGACCTCGATTTTCTTGTACATCCATTGACCAATGATATTGTAGGTCGTTCAGATGTCGATGCTATTAACGGTTCCGTCATTAATATCATCAAAACACAGCGAGGAGAACGAGTATTTCAAAGTGATTTTGGTTCAACAATATATCATTCATTGTTTGAGCCTATGGTTACTGAGACTCGTGTTATATTGGAAGGGGCTATTGAACAAGCAATTAATTCCTTCGAGCCCAGAATTGAATTACAAGGAGTTCAGGTAACGGCAGACCCAGATAGAAATGGATATGAAGTTTCAATCGTATACTTTCCAATCAACGAAGGCTCTCCAGTAGAATTAGATTTCTTCTTAAATAGATTGAGGTAGCAGGAATATGGCAACAAATAACCCAAAAGCATTAGATTTATCAAACCTAGAGTTTGATGGTATTAAGAGTAACATCAAAGAGTATCTAAAAGGCCAAAATGAATTTATAGACTACGACTTTGAAGGCTCTGGTATGAGTGTTATGTTAGATGTTATGGCATACACAACTCATTATATGGGCTTTCATACAAATATGGCTATCAACGAATCATTTCTTGATACGGCTACCCTGAGAAATTCTGTAGTATCTCACGCAAAAGCGATTGGATATGTTCCAAAATCAGCGACGGCCTCTGAAGCAATTGTCAAATTACAATTCGATACGACTGGTTATGACCCATCTTATATTGTTATAGAAGAGGGCACACA